GTCGACAATAATTAATTAAACAGTTACGTGTGTGGTTGATAATGAGGAAATCCGGAAAACCTCTAAAATAAATAAAATGATGAAGCAGGGCCGGATGCATGCTGCTTTGTAGAAATGTTTCAATATTGGTCGATGACGTCTGCGGTCTCGCCTATTGCGTTGATGTATGGTCTGGATCCTGGTAATAACACAGACATCAGTGGTCTAACCAACCCGACAAGTTGTGATAGGACGCCTCTGGATTTCAACTGCCCGGTAGTGGTTCTTGTGAACCCACTATCGTTCAATATCAATGCTGGTGGCATACCCTTCATCGTTTTCTGAAATTTGTCGAATTGTGATTTGCTGACTGTAGTGTCTGAATCATTTGGAGCATGTGCAACGGCTGTAGTACCTAGAACGGTGGTGTCATCGAGTACAAATTCGAATAAATGACAAGTTTGGTACTGTGCGGAGTATTGCGTACCTAGAGTGGTGCTGACGCTAGTGACCGGTTGTAGGAAATTATCGTCATAGAATGGAGTCTCTGCGATCATGTTTCTAGACAATGAAGCGGTCAAATCTCTCGGAATGATGACGTTTTGTCTGATTCTGCCATTCAACGGTATTTCAAGGATTAAGGTGACGTCGACGTCGTACTTGGCGTCACCAACGAAGCCAGCTGGTACTTTGGTTGTATTACCAGTGCCGACATCTAGGAAATTGAGGTAATAAGCCTCAACAGCTTGAAAAATCGAAACGAAAAGAGTAGAATCATTGGCTGTTACGCTGTTTGTGATGGCGGCTGTGTTAGTGAGAACCGTTCCGTTATTTCTGTTAGTTACAACTGTTTTCACTTTGTAAGCACAAGAGTAAACGGTAAAACTGGCGTTGGGTGAGCTTTTAAAAGACGGATATTTAGCGACGTATGCCCCCACTATGGTGTTGCTGACGATTAGATGTTCAGGTGCGGCTGCCATGCGTCCGTAACATTTGCCAAACACTTTTGACAAGAACGTCTGGGCGATGGTATTTGCGTTGGGTACGTCGCCTCCTGTTAACGTGATGTCGTTAAATGCAAAAGTATTCGGTCCGGTGGTCAGTTGGTTAAAAACGAATTGGTGGGTGTAGACGGCAGCATCCTCAACTTCAGGGTCGATGAAGGTGCCAGCGCCGTTATCGTTGTTTCTGTCAGTTTCATTAAACTCGAATACCGGATTAGAATGTTGGCAGGTTGTTACTAAAACCTCACTAACGTTACTTATGGTGTTGTCCGCTTTTTCGTTGGGCTCAAACTCCTTAAAATCGTCTTTGTCTGTTAATCTAGCTGTGACTTGCACTCCACTTTTGAAAATCTCTGGACCACTCCACTGACTCTGCATTGAGGCGGTAATCATTCTGAAACGGCGGAAATCTTCTTTTGCTGTGACGTACAGTCTGGTATCCAAGTCTGCTAAGAAGCCGAGTTTGTTGTTGAGCACATAGATGTAACCATCGTTTGCGGCAGAAGGGTCGAGATCTTGCGCTTGTTTAACTATACTTCTGGCTCCTGTCACTGAGACCGACAATATGTCTTTGGAGTATATGACTGCTGATATGATGGGACTAGCAACAAGCATAATCTTAAAGTCCACCTCACTGTTGACCACAAAATTGTTGTCAAGCTGTATCGGGAACTTTGGTAGTTGAACTTGATCTACGTTTACTCTTATAGGCTGCTGTCCACATGCTGTAGACGGATCGAGGACTGAGAGGACTAATCTTTCTATCGCAGAATGGCCGCGTCGAGAATTGGGGCCTTTGACAAGACCCGATCTCGAGGTTCTGTTGGCGATTGCTGACGTTGCGGCTGAGCGACTTTCCGATGTCACTTCTGTCTTTAAAGGCTTCTGGTATTGTGGTCTCTGTGGTTTCGGTTTCTGGATTGGTGCTGGGCTGGTTTTTGGATGGGTCTTCTCCCAATGTTTTACCCTGCACTCCTTGCAGTACATTGTTTTCATCTTTACTGAACTCGGCACGCTGAACGTTTTGTTGCATGTTTTGCATTTTGATTGCGCATTGTTGGTAGGTTTCTTTGAGATCTTGTCTCCATTTTGGTGCGGTTTTTGCTTGGGTGGCATCTCTGAAAGCTTCTATGACTAAGTCTGGGTCGATATTGATGAAATGATCAGTAAATCTGTAGGTGTTATTGTAAGCACTGTACTTTGTGTCTAAATGGGCGGGTGGTGGAACAATTCTTGTTAGTTCGTCAATGCGTTCAAGAAAAACAAAAATCTCGATTATGAAATCTAAATTATGTGGAATAACTAAATCGATTATTGTACCTAATCCGTACCAACCTGATGAGTCTTGGTCGTGCACTTGTGTTAAGATTTTCAATTGTATTGATGTTACTGGGTCTGTTAGTTGGACTAAATTGTCTCGTCGTCGTCTTGGGTCGTTTACTAATTGGAAGAACTTGTTTTCGGATTTGATAATATCCATTAATTGCGATTGAATTATATAAATTAAATATTTACAGTTTATTTACAAAGTTTGATCGTTTTAATTATGATATCTAAAAATCCAGGGTTATACCGGCAACTGCCCATTTACGGTTGAGGTGCGGCTTTATTTTGTCATCATACGTGATTCTTTTCATAAAAACAACTAATGCCAAGACATCCTCTTTGGTGATGTTCAGGTTCCTTTCTTGGTAATGTAGAGATGCAATTTCACAACCCAAAGACAGTTGTTCTGGTGAAAGTATGACGTCTAATGAATCTTTAATAGACTGTCTGACAATGTCCCAATCTTCAGGTTTAGTATAAACTTTAGATATTACTCTGCTAACTCTTCTCAAGACATCAGGGAAGAAGCCATGAGGGCATATAATGTTAGCAATAAACTCGCCTATGAAATACTGGTCCACTTTCAGTTCGTGGCCTAGGAATTTACTCATTAAAACACCCTCATGCATTTTCTTCACTATCTTCCTGGCAACAATATGGCTGTCATCACCTTTGAAAATTGCTGATTGTAAACTACGTATATCAAAACTGGCTCCTATGATTGCCATATTGACGATCGTATTACCCCAAAGTGTGAACAGGGCACCTGAAGTCATCACCCATTCCACGTCAAATCCTATTCTGGCTAGTTGATCACCAAAACTGGGATTAATCATGGCTGTGCACCTATACCTTCTCCTATGTTCCATAAGCAGTTGTATCGCTTTATTATTGAAACCTTGATTCTTCAACACCAGGCAGTGCATAGCTACGGTCCTCTGATTTTGTGATTTATCGAATTGTGAGATGTCAACGTTAAATCTGTCGTATTCGTTACTGGTGTACAGAAAAGGTTTTCTTGCTATGAAACGTGATATTTGTGCATCTGAAGCATCGACTGCAAGTGCCACGTCAGGTAACAATTGGTTCTTGATGTTGCATTCAAAAGCATAACCCATTGTGGACAGTATACAGTTCAATAGTTTCGACCAAGCGGATATGCCTTGGCCTACCTTGTCTGCGGTGTCCCAATAATCGCCTCTTATCTCTTTTGGTTGATTTTTCATATGAAAAGTTATTTCTGACGATCTATTAGAGTACCAGTCATCATTTAATTCGCGGAAAGCGTTCAAAGTTCCTGTACTCATCATGTCCGAGTTTTCTTCGATGTATTGCATTATCAACATATTATACTCCTCCCTTATTTTTTCCATTGAGTTACCTGATTTCATTGCATTGAAAGTTGCCATGACGATTTGCCTTGCCCTTTCTTTCTTGTCATTAACCAAACAGTCAATGACAACCTCTTCTGCTGAGTTATCCGTTTCATGGTTTATACTCAAATTCTCCAACTTATCCGCTATTTTTCTAATGTTCTGTTTGCTTTGGAGTGAGTTCATTCCCATTTTCTTCTGTAGATTTTGCAGGTAATGTCTGACGCTCGCCCACACATCTTCCGCGTTCATTTGCCTGGATCGTTTGAATCCTGGTTTCATGAATTTACACAGACCCTCATAGTAGTAATCAGCTGCGATGGCGGGTAATTTGTTTGGGGTGCCCATATACCTTGTTATTATGGTGTCAACGAGCTGTTTGTTGTCTTTACCCAAATACAATCTGTTGTAGCTGTTCTCAGACAATTTACCTCCTTTTATTTCCGTATCATGATTACCTAGAGTTTGCGTGGGTATTGTTATTCGGCAGTTGGATTTTATCTCTTTTATAAGATTATCCCTATAGCCTATAATATTTGTTCCTCTTATGTCGTTTTGCGTCTTGTACACTTTATCTAAGATGGTTTGGACTGTGTCTATACTGACTGTTGATGTTGTAATCTGCCTAACCACCTCTTTCTGCGATGTCAATTCTGTTTCCATGACCACTACGTTATCACCGTGTGGTGTTATGTCAAAGGCTGTAATGGCGTCTTCTATTTTACTGTTCTCCACGTTGTATGTCTTGACTAATCCATCAGCTGTCTGTTTGGTGCTCACTAGGAACTTGTCCATTTCTTCACCTTTACCTAAAACACTGGTCTCACCGTGTTCTTTAACAGTTTCCAACACATACTGCACAGCGAAATCTGCAGGGTCGACCTCCACATCTGGTCTGCTAATTTTGTTGTTGACGTCGGTTATTTCTTCCGACGGTTTATGCTTAGTACCAGGTTTTGGTAAGATCGTGTTTTGGGCAACCAAAGATTGGGGTGTAATATCAGTGTCCAAATTTTCATTGTGTGATACCTTGGTTATCTTGGCTTTAACTTTAAGTGCAGGGGCATCGTAAGTAACTCCATTGTGATGTAGTGGGTCCGGTACTTTTAAACTTCTCAAATAATTCTCAAATTGCTGCTCTGAACCATATATATATGTTTTATTAGCCGATCTGGTTAAACCTACGTAAGCATAGCACTCCTTGTTTTTAATGATGTCATTGAAATCTGTGATATCAATCACAACTTTTTGGTAGGTGCATCCCATGGCTTCGTGGACTGTTCGAATGTTGGCTTTACTAAAATCTTTAATATGCT